GGTGGCAATGCTGGGGCATCTGCGGGTGGTTCAGTATCACTTAACCGTCAGGCATCAGGTGCTTCACAAAAGCAAATTGTTGGGGTATAATATACCCCTCTCTTTTTTTATCCAAAATGAATCAAGAAATTAAAGTCTATGATGATTTTCTGAGTAAAGAAGATCATGATAGACTTGTTCATTTATTTTCTGGATTAGGTGAGTATTCTAAATTCCCATGGGAATGTGTGGATAATGATAGACCAAATCTAATTAAATTTACTCATGATTTTTGGTCTCATGGTCCGATGGGTAATTATAGTGAATGGATTGGACCTCTTACATATGCGTTAGATATTAAATCTTTAGTGTTTGCTTTTGCTTCCTTATATCCAAAAGGTAGTGAACTTGTTGAATTTGATTATCATGTAGATATTGATTTTGCATGTACGACTTGTGTGTATTATGTAAACACATGCGATGGATATACTAAATTTGAAGATTGTGGAACTGTGGTAGATAGTGTTGCCAATAGATGTTTAGTTTTTCCGAGTCAATTAAGGCACACAGGTACAAATGTGACTGATACTAATAAACGGTTAATCATCAATATGAATTTCTTCAACTAATGAGTGATATATTATTATTAACACCATCAAGACATTCTTTCAGCACGGATGATAATGATTATTGCTTTATTTTTGTGCATGACTTAGCAATCAAGGCATCACCATCACATCTGAAAGAAGTAAATTTTGATGATATAGAATATGCTGGTGCGGAGTATTATCCACAACGAGCAGGATGGAATTGCCAATGTTGTAGTGGGAAGAAATATGCAAATGCAAATATCTATTTTCCAGGATTATTAGTTGAAGGATTAAGTAAAAAATCAAAATATAAGTTAATTGATGGTCGGCACAGATTAGATAAGATGAGGTTTAATGGCATGACCAAATCAAAGTTTTATGTGTTTGATTATAGTGAGGTGAAGGAGTTAATTTATCACTGTAATACACAAGATGAAAAGGATGAAATACTGAATAACGTTGCGGAGGAATGTATGCACCTGAGAGACACCATGGACCTTCTCTAACCTACCTGAAATCTGTCTAGACTAGTATATCTCAAAACCACTTGTTCAACTGGCACAAACACGACCCCAAACCCCTGAAAAATTTGCTATCATTACTATGTAATGAGAAAGGGAGTTCAACTTGAGCACTGCTGACAAACTTGAGAAAGCATTTTATTTGAATCTGATTCGATTGGTTGATGAAGTTCAGGGCAATGTTAAATTGCAATCACAAGTTACCTACAAACAAAAAAGTGCCTGGGTAAAACAAACTAAGTCTCAGAAAACAAAAAAAGATGCACTTTCTAAAATCAAATGACTAGCATCAGAACAACCTACGACATCAAAACAAGAGAGAAACTTTACACTGTGATTCATAATCACAAAGTTATTCTCACTCCACACATTACCAACGCAATTCTCTACGTTCACAAATGCAAGTAATTGACATCAACATCATGCAATTCTGCCAAGAGCAAGAAGCAGATTTAGAAATGGTTCTTGATTATCTTAACTCTCAAATTGATAATCCTACACAGGAACAAATTGATGAGGCATGTAAGATATATGATGATTATCTTGAAGATGTAGACTTTATCAATTCTCTCTGATATAATAACCAAGTAATCCAATTAAACATAATGCTTAAGGCAATTACATCACTATTACTATCAGTTACCTTATGGGTACAAGTTCCACAATGGAATGATGATTGGAGTAATTGTGCAGTAGATGTTCCTGACACTAGTTGTCATTGGTACATTGTAAATGCCGATAATACTTTTGGTGAAGGATTCGATTGGGAAACTGCACCATGGTATTCGATTGAAGGATTACAAGACATTGCTAATCTTCATGATGAGGTAATTAGTAATGGTCACACTTATACAGTTGAAGCATTACAAAATCAATGACGAAAAGGGTAAAGGATTTAATTAGTGAACTCGAACTATTAAATCCGAATGAATCTATCTTTGCTTTATATTATACAAAGGAGGATGTAAAACAATTAGATTACTATTGTACTGATTGTTATCCTTATACTGATGAACTAGCAGAGAAGACAATTACTAAACTAACTGAAGATGGTGATGTAAAGAATACAGTAGACAAGTTAGTTACTAATACAATGAGAGATGATACTAGTTATCTCGTACAAGAAGAATGTAGATTAGATAGTATTGACAAGGTATTAAATGACTCTCCGAGTTACTAAAAAGTGCATCTGTGGAAAAACTTGTGGAAAAACAATCATTAAATAAATGGTTAAAAAAACATAGTTGCGTGTTTTATGTTTTCCACAGAAGGTGTTGAAAAAGTATATAAATACCCTGTTTTATCTTCGTTATTATGTTCTAAACCCCTCTGGTTATTGTTATCTAAGACCGCAGTATATCATGAGTTGACAAAAAAGTCAAGAAAATTTCTGAAACTTTTTGAGTCTCACACATATTATTCGTCTGATATAAGACTCAACAAAACTGTAAGATTTTATGAGTCCTCTGAGTCTCACTGATTCGTCCATTCTTATGCGAAACTCACTGGTCTCAGAGAACTTATGAGTCTCAGACCACTCGAAAATTCGTCCACTGGACACAGTAGTCTCATTGTTTTGCGTGTAGACTACTAGGGTGGTTTTGAGGGAGGGAAGTATTACACAGCACTATGTGATAATAATTACACAGTGAGTTTGTATTAGTTTTCCACAGGCAAAGTATTAGTTATCCACAGACCCTGTGGAAAAGTATTATAAACCTGTGGAAAACTTTATACCTGGGGGAGGGGTTTATATTACTAATACACAGTGAGTTTCTGATTGTTTATAAACACCAGTACTACTCACAAACACTCCGAGGGTTTCTAATACTTTACAGATTGCCCTTCGTGTATTATAATAAAACAGTGTTGTGTAATTATAATTAAGTAGTACTGTTTAATTCTTATACCCACGGGGGGGTTATTAATAACAATTACTTAGTGAGTTCGTTATTGTTATTATACAGCACTAAATGACAGTAACCCTCGGGGGGGTTAGGTTTTTTATAAAAACCGATGGGTCCCCCTAACCTACAAAAGTATGCATCCACGAGACCTTTACCCCGCATATAAAAATTTTTCCGAGGGGAAAAACGGGTCTCCGAGGTCCGTTCAAGAAAAAAAATTCCGAGGGGAAAAAATAGGTTAAAAACCCTGTGAGTGCTATATAACGGAGAATAAAAATTTCTAAGAATGACCGAAGAAGAGAAGGAGTTACTCATCGAGTGCATTCAATTCCGTTTACAGCACGACAAGTCTTTAAATAGTAATGAAGTATTACGTGAAGATTTGGAAGAATTGCTCTTTAAAGTAGAGGATATTGATGACTACGTATGACATAAAAGTCAAAGGTTTAACAGTAATGGAGAGAGTTACTCCAGAGCAACTCACACAGAGTATGAAAGATGCTCAAATGATTGTGTGGTTGAGAGGGGGTAAAATGGAAGACGTTGAGTATGTAATAAATACAAAGTCTTCTTGAGACGAAAAAAAACCCCGTCCGCAACGTAGTTGCATTTGATGTGAAGGGGTGATATAATTATAGAGTTGGAATTTACATTTTTATGGCCAAAGGATTTACAGTAAAAGCAAAGGCACCGACAGTTAATAAGAACGTTGACGAATTCGACCTTGCAGCAGCAAAGGAGATGATTAAAGGTAAGGCAGTTGTATTTTGTCTACCTGGACGAGGATGTTCATATACGTTTATGAAGAGTTTTGTACAATTGTGTTTTGACCTTGTACAAGCAGGTGCGAGTATTCAGATTAGTCAAGACTATAGTTCCATGGTGAACTTTGCACGATGCAAGTGTCTTGGTGCTAATGTATTGCGTGGACCGAATCAGAAACCTTGGGATGGTAAACTGCAATATGATTATCAGTTGTGGATTGACAGTGATATTGTCTTCGACACCGAGAAGTTCTATCGTCTTGTAGCAATGGATAAGGACATTGCAGCAGGTTGGTACATGACTGAGGATGGTCGTACTACGAGTGTTGCTCACTGGTTGGAAGAGGATGACTTCCGTACCAATGGTGGAGTGATGAATCACGAAACTGCTGAGACCATGCCGAAGCGTAAAAAACCGTTTACCGTTGACTACACTGGTTTCGGATGGGTTCTGATTAAGAACGGAGTCTTCGAGAGTCTTGAGTACCCCTGGTTTGCTCCTAAGATGCAGCAATTTGAATCGGGAGAGGTTCAGGATATGTGTGGTGAGGATGTCTCCTTCTGCCTGGATGCCAAGGAAGCAGGGTTTGAAATCTGGTGCGACCCGAAGATTCGTGTTGGTCATGAAAAGACCCGAGTTATCTGAGTCATTGACCCCTACGGGGGTCTTTTTTTATGGTTGACGGAGGGTCTTGGAGGTGTTATAGTGTATTCAAGCCACTGATGGGTGGTGAAAAAAACCGTAAAAAACAACCGTTTAGGAGACACCAAAATTATGGCAGCACGTCGTGGCAGTGGAAACACCAAACTTGACCCAGTTCCTAAAAAAACTCGTCAGGGGTCTGGTCAGCATACTAAATATGCAGCAAGTAGCCGTAATGGTGCTAAGAAACGTTACCGTGGACAAGGTAGGTAAGTATGTATTATCTGGATGGGAATGTAGAGTATCACGATATCCATCCAAAAGACCTTTGGGTCTACAATAAACTCCAATTATGTAGGGTTTTGGGATACAAATGCGGACCAGTTGGGTCCGATGTCCCAGAACCCAATTTTTATGTTGTAAAACCAGCAATCAATTTCATGGGAATGTGCCGTCATGCCCGTATTGTATGGTTAGATGGGTCAACAGACCACTTTCACCCTGGTGAATTCTGGTGTGAAGTGTTTGAAGGAGAGCATTTAAGTGTTGATTACCAAAATGAGTCGTGTAAATTAACAGTTAAAGGGTATCGTGACCCCCAAAAACCACTTTATAAGTGGGACAAATGGGAAAAAATTGATAAAAAAGTAGAATTTCCCGAAATTTTGAAGAATTTGGAGAAAAAATACGAATGGATCAACTGCGAATTCATTAATGGAAACCTAATTGAGGCACATATGCGTCCAAATCCTGATTTTAGGCATGGAAATGTCGTTGCAATCCCAAATTGGGGTGATATTAGTCAGTATAGAGAGTGTGAACTCAAGAAAGGGTACAATTATGTCGATGATCCTGACTATAAACGGAAGGGATTCTGGATAGATTAAATAATACGGAGATAGAACCTCCCAAAAAGTTCTGTTTAACCGATTGGAGAAACAGATGGCTAAGTATCACGTAGACAGAGACCCTGAATACATGTATAAAATGTGGGGAACAACCTCTTTGATTACTGATTACTGGTGCAAACCTCACCCCACAACTGATAATGCAGAGGAATTTTCCGAAGCAGAAATTGATGCAATGGGGGATGAAAAAGAAAAGGGTTAAAAAACTATTATAGATAGTATATAATACTCTTGTTTTATAAATGGCAACACGGGTCTCTAGGGAATTTAGGGATATTAGTTTATCTTTTACTAAACACCCAGTAACAAATGATATTGTGGCACTTAAAAACGAAGATGCCATTAAGAGATCCGTTGTTAACTTAATACGGACACAACTTGGTGAAAGATTTTTTGAACCTATAATTGGAACTTCCTTAGAAGGTTCATTATTTGAACTATCTCATCCTGAAATTCGTATTTCATTAGAAGGTGAGATAAAAGTTTTACTTGAGAACTATGAACCACGTATTTCTACAAATAGTGTTCGAGTAGATCCATCACCAGATGACTATGAATTGAATGTAACTTTAACTTATGACATTGTTGGTCTGGCAATACCTAGACAAAACATCGAGTTTATTTTACAACCAGCTAGGATATAATGTCGTTCAATCAATTCACAAACTTAGACTTTGACGATCTAAAGTCGCAAATTAAAGACTACCTTAGGACAAACAGTAATTTTACTGATTTTGACTTTGAGGGGTCTAATTTTTCAGTATTGATTGATATTTTAGCATATAACTCTTATATTACTGCCTTCAACACGAACATGGCAGTAAATGAGTCCTTTTTGGACAGTGCTACATTAAGAGAGAATGTGGTATCACTTGCTAGAAATATTGGATATGTTCCACGTTCAAAGAGAGCATCAAAGGCAAGAGTTAGTTTTACCGTTGACACTGCTGGATTCTTAGATGTTAGGTCAGTAACTCTAAAAGCAGGTGTAGTTGCACTTGGTGCAATGGTTTCTGGCAGTTATGTATTTTCAATTCCAGAAGATATCACGGTCCCTGTTGATGCTAATGGAATTGGAACGTTTGAAAATATTGATATTCTTGAGGGAACATACCTCACTAAAAACTTCACCATGGATGACTCTCAACCAACTCAGAGATTTATCATTCCAAACGATAATGTAGATTCCACAACAATTCGTACATTTGTTAGTGACTTGAGAAACGAAGAGTATACATTATACTCAAATATTTTAAACCTAGACGAAACATCAAAAATTTTCCTCATCCAAGAGGTTGAAGATGAGCAATATGAACTTGTTTTTGGTGATAATGTCTTTGGTAAAAAACCAACTACAGGAAGTTCTATATTTGTAAGTTATATTATAACTAATGGTAAAGATGGCAATGGTGTTGCCAACTTTACTTTCTCTGGAATCATAGAAGATAATAATCAGAATAGAATTACTACTGGTATTTCTAGAGTTTCAACAATTCAGTCATCTGAAAATGGTGATGATATTGAAAAAATTGATAGTATTAAGTACCTTGCACCTAGGGTTTATTCCTCCCAGTACAGGGCAGTAACAGCAAATGACTATAAGGGTCTAATACCCACGATTTTCCCCAATGTAGAGGCAGTGAGTGCCTATGGAGGAGATGAATTAGACCCACCAGAATATGGAAAAGTATTCATTTCAATCAAACCTAGACAAGGTAAGTTCTTATCTAGAGTTACAAAAGAACAAATCAAAAAAGACTTGAAACAATATACAATCGCAGGAATTAAACCAGAGATTGTTGACTTGAAATACTTGTTTGTTGAACTTAATACTAGTGTTTATTACAACAGAAGTTCTATAGCAGATGTTACTGCACTTAGGAATCAAGTAATTTCTACTTTAGATTCTTATGGAAAGTCATTTGACCTTAATAACTTTGGTGGAAGATTTAAGTATAGTAAAGTAGTTGCATTGATTGATGATATTAATCCAGCAATTACATCAAACATCACCACATTAAAAATTAGACGTGATTTAGCACCAGCTTTTAATTCTGCTGCTACTTATGAAATTTGTTTTGGTAATGCATTCCATGTTAAGAAGAAAAATGATGCAGATAACCGTGGATATAACATAAAATCGACTGGATTTAGAATTAATGGAGTCGATGGAATAGTTTACATGAGTGATGTTCCAATCGATTCGGAAAAAGGTTCTATTTTCTTCTTTACTCTAGTCGATAATGTTCCATTTATTATTAAAAACAATGCAGGTGTTGTATATTACAGAAAAGGTGAAATCTTATTAGATACCGTTACTATCATATCTACACAAAGTCCTAATGGAATTGAAATTGAGGCAATACCTGACTCAAATGATGTCATTGCGTTGAAAGATATATACTTAGACCTAAGTATGGAGAAACTAGTCGTCAACATGGTTGAGGATAAGATTTCTTCTGGAGAAAATACTTCCGCAACAGAGTACATTGTAACTTCAAGCTACGCAAACGGAACAGTATATACAAGATAAAATGTCAGATACTAGAGTAACGATTCAAAATATTATTCAGACTCAAATTCCTGAGTTTCTGAATGAAGAATCCCCACTGTTTAAAGAGTTCTTAGATGCATACTATGTATCTCAAGAACATAAAACTGGTACAGTAGAACTTGCTAGTGATTTAAGTTCTTTAAAGGACCTTAAAAAATACAATAATGAGTTATTTGCATCAGCTTTTGTACCAACACTTCTTGTAGCAGATGTAACTGCGTTTGACACTGATATAGCAGTTAGTCATACTATTGGTTTTCCTGATAGGGATGGTCTCATCAAAATTGATAATGAAATCATCTATTATAAGAATAAATCATCGCAAGGATTTAGTGGTTGCTCTAGAGCATTTAGTGCTATCACCTCAATTTTAGAAAATACTACTTCAAATTATACCGAGACTGAGATTGCTCCACACTCTGCAGGAGCTCGAGTTGCTAATCTTTCTTTAGTTTTTTACGGTGAGTTATTTAAAAAATTCAAATCACAATTTTTACCTGGATTTGAAGAAAGACAATTTATCCCACAGGTTGAAATAACAAATGTTCTGTCTAGAGCAGTTGATTTCTATACTTCAAAAGGAACAGATACATCTTTTAAACTTTTATTCAGAGCATTATATGGTGAACCAGTAGAAGTTATTAAACCTCAAGAATATCTTTTAAGACCATCAGACGATAGTTTCTTTGTAACAAAAAATATTCTTGTAGAAAAAATTTCTGGTTCAGATCCATTAAAGTTGAATGGGGAAACTGTCTTTCAAGAAACGGGTAATGTTGAGGAATCATCTGCAGCAATTTATCTTGTAGAGTATAGACCTGTTGATGGAAAAGACTTATATGAGATTTCTTTTGATAGTTCTTCTTTCCTGTATAGTTTCAATACTACGAAGAAATCAAATGTTTCTAAGAAAGTAATATCTGGGTCTACAACAATTAATGTTGATTCTACAGTTGGATTTGCAAATAGTGGAACTTTAAAAGTTTCTAATGGTTCCGTATTATATGATGTAACTTATACTGAAAGAACAAATACACAATTTTTAGGTTGTTCTGGGATTGTAACTGATATTGAATTTGGAAGTGAGGTATTAGAATCAAATTTTGCTTATGCATATGATAAGGATGGGGAAAAAGTAGAGTTTCGTATAATTAATGTTATTGGAAATATTGATTTTTCTAATACATCTAATTTATTGGAAGAGGATAAAATTACACTATCTTCTTTTGGTGCAGAATTATCTGAAAAATCTGAGTTTAATAGTTGGATTTACAATAATGTAACCAATCACCAAATCAAATCCATAGTCCTTGGAAATGACCCAAATGGTACTAGATATAGAATTGAATTTTTTGATAATATTAATTTCTTTCTTGACCAGGAAGTCACCCTTAAGAATTTAAAAATAGCTTCAGATAGTGGATTATCTGCCACGGTAGAAAACTTGATTTCTGATACTATTATTGAAGTTCAATGCAATCAAAATTGTCTTGATAAAGATACTCTAACCACAGATTTGATGACTGGTAAGAGTGATCAAAATAAAACACCATCTGTTTCTGACATTCCAATTTCTATTCAGAATACCTATATTGATGATAAGTATGAAAACTTCTATGTCGCAGCATCTGGCCTTCCAAACTATCCCCTGTATGCAAAAGAACAAATCATCAATACTTCTACTCAAGTTAGTGTGGGTAATACTAATACCCTAGATACTGATGTTGTTCATAAGTTTTTCACAGGTGAGAAGATATACTACAGCCCATCTACAAATTCTGGCATCGGCACTGGAATTTACTATGTCACTACAGTTGGTGATATCAAAGATAGTAAGAAAATAAAGTTATCTTTAAGTAAGAGTGATTTATTCTCAAAAAAATACATAACTTTTAAGAATATTTCTGGTGATTCTTTTGTAAAATTAGATTATGAGAATAAAGTAGTTGAGAATCAAAAACTCTTTAAGAAATTTAATTATATCAAAGGTGATTCTTCACTGAGGGAAGTTGCAGATAGAACAACTAACAATAGACAAATTGGATTACTTGCAAATGGTATAGAACTTTATTCACCATCTCTTTTTGATGAAAATATTTACTATGGAAAGTTACAGTCAATTCTAGTAACTAATCCTGGAAAAAATTATGATGTAATCAATCCACCAGAACTTGAAATTAAAGATGTCTCTGGTAGTGGTGCATCTGGTTATTTGAATATTAGTGGTGGACTAAGACAAGTTAAAATTATTACTCCAGGAATTGGATACCAAACAAAACCAAAAATTACTCTTATTGGTGGTAATGGTCGTGGTGCTGTTGTTGAACCAAACTTAGTTAAATCTCAAATTACTTCTGGTTTCCAGGGTGATGGAAATGGAGTTAATCCAACCACCGATATAATTACATTCATCAATAAGCATAACTTTGATAATGGTGAGCAAGTTTCATATATCACTAATGGTAATTCAGAATTAAAACCATTTAAAGAAGATTCTGTATATTTTGTTGGAGTTGAAGATTCAAAATCAATTAAGTTGTATGATAAAGAGTCTGATGCTCTTCAAAAAGTCAACCCAGTAAATATTGTTGGCATTAGTTCTGGATTCCATTCATTTAAAACTTTGGAATCCAAGAATACAATTACAAGACTGTATGTAAATAGCACTGGTTCTGGATATTCAAATAAACTTATTAAGATTCCATCTCTGATTGCATATGATGGAACTAATAATGGTGTTAATACTTGGGATTACTATATCTATGCAGCAGACCACCAATTTAATAATAGGGATATTGTAAGGTATCGTACTACTGGTTCGGAAATTGCTGGATTATCTACAACAAAAGAATATGTTGTAACTGTTCTTGATAACAATAAATTTAAATTATCCGATATAGGTGGTGAGGATGAAACATTCGATAAAAACTATCGACTAAAAAAATATATTGATTTATCTAGTGTTGGAGTTGGAACGCATACATTTGCATATCCACCAATTAGATTGAAAGTAGAAACATTATCTGGTATTGGTGCTACAACTGTTATTGAACCAGAATTTGAACCAATTGTTCTTGGTTCTATTGATAGTGTGTTTGTTGAATCTCCTGGAGTTGGATATGGAGTTTCTGATGTTATTAACTTCCACAGAAGACCTGATATTCAAATTAAAGATATAAAATCGGAGGCACTATTAAGACCAATTGTAGTAAATGGTGCTATTGTTGATGTACAGTTTTTAACATTTGGTTCTGGATACGAAAAAGGTATTGATTTAATAGTAACTGGAGAAGGAACCTTTGCTGACCTAAGACCTACTGTAGACGATAATGGAAGAATAGTTGCTGTAAACATAGCAAATGGTGGTATTGGATATAAACCAGAATCTACTGAAATTACCGTATCTAGAAGAGGAGTAGATGCAAAATTCTTAGGTGATGTATATGAATGGAAAATTAATCAGGCAGAAAAGCATAAGGAACTTTTATCTGACAATAGGGATGAGGCAATTATTGTTCCAAGTAAAGTAAAGGAATTTGGTTTACATCCAGTAAATTTCTATACTCCAAAACTTCTTAGAAGAACATTAAAAGACCATATTGATGATGCGAATAGAGAAGTAGCAGATAATAGTCACTCACCAATCGTTGGATGGGCATATGATGGAAATCCAATTTATGGTCCTTATGGTTTAGTTGGATCATCAATTCAGAAAATTAGGTCTAGTTATGGAAAACAAGCAGAACCAAATTCTGCATTAAGACCATCTACATTCCCAGAAGGATTTTTCCTAAATGATTTTTACTTTGACCGAGCAATCGGTGATTTGGATGAATTTAATGGAAGATTCTGCGTAACTCCAGAATATCCTGATGGCATTTATGCTTACTTTACAACAATTGATAATAGTGCAATTTCTAAACCAGAGTATCCATATGTTGTTGGTCAATTTTTCAGAGATTTTGTAATTCCTAGAAACTATGAACCTAATTTTAATCAAACTATTGACATTAGTAGATTAAATTTAATTAGAAATACTTCACCATATTACTTAAATTCAAATACATCAACATATGATTTGATATTAAAGTCTGATGAAAAATATAAGCAAGAGTTCACTGTATCTAAAACTTTAAAGTCAGGAATTGACAATATTGGAGTATATGCTTCTGGAGAAGGTTATAAAGTTGGTGATAATGTTGTATTTAATAATGTAGGAACTGATGGTACAGGTGTTTCTGCAGCCGTTTCTAGAATCAAAGGCAAGAGTATTAATACAATTAAAGTTGGTGTAACTACTCAAACTGATGTTCAACTGTTTTCTAAGGGAAATAATATAATTGGTATTACAAGAGAACCTCATGGATATGTTACAGGTGAAGTTATTAATGTAAGTTCGATTTCAGATGCAAAATACTCCGAGTTAGAGGGTTCTAGAGAAATATTTGTACAACAAAAAACTTCTAATCTCATTGAAGACATTGATGTTGTATCTGCAACAGGTTTAACAACAGCAATCACAGTTGGGGATACATTTGGATTTAAAGTAAGTGATTATATTCAAATTGGAGACACAGAGAGGGCACAAATTGTAAGGATTGATGAAACAAATTCTCAGTTTATTGTAAATAGACTCACAAATACTGGTATCCATACTGTGGGTATATCCAGCATTAAGCTCTTGCCTACAGAGTTTAGATATGGAGTTGACAAAATATCATCTCAGATAACAGTCAATGAGCAGTATTATTTTGATTCAAAGACACTTATTGGATTTGGAACAAATATTAATAATTACACCCTTTCAGATAATAGTAATTTATCTGTTCCTGCTGGTGGTATTTACATTCCAAATCATAATATAAGGACAGGTCAAAAATTGAAGTACCACACTGGTTTTGGTGGAACTTCAATTTATGTTGGTCAAACTGTAAGTTCTACTTTGCCTTTAGCAGATGGATCGGATGTTTATGCAGTAAATCTTGGTGTTAATTTTATTGGTCTATCTACTTCACCATCAGTAG